TCTCACTGGTCGTGGCTTAGGCGGCGCAAGAAGCGCCATGTCAGTCATTGGAAGTGGTACAGGCGCAGGGCTTGGTGCAAAAATTTTAGCTGGTTTAGGCATGATTGCTGGTCCACTAATGTCCATAATATCTGGGTATAGAGAGGTTACTGCTGCAGCTGATGTGGAAAGAGAAAGAGCTATGATGGGCGGTCAGCCAAACGCTTTGAAACTAGGTAGGATGACCGCTACCGCTGTTGCGCATCCTCTTGCAAATATAGCATTACAGTTCATTCCAGGCTTTGGTACTGCTTTGTCTTTAATAGACGGTGTGCTATCATTGTTTGGCATGTCTCCAGTTAAGTGGCTTATTAAAAATTTAATGGACATTTTGCCAGATGCGTTCTTTCCTGCATTAGGTAAAATGGTTATTGGTCAAGAACATTTCTCTCCAAAATCACCAGCTTTTGCAAATGATGCTATAATAAGAACACCAACAAGATTTAACGCTAGCGACTCAGCAGAAGTAGTTGCAGCAAAAGAGGGTGGCGTCTTAGCTAAAAAGTTAGACAAACTAATTAGCTTAATAAGTGAAGGCGGCATGGAGAATAGAGAAATAGTAATTAAGGTTGATAGAAAAGAAATCGCTCGCGCAGCGATAAACGGTATAAACAAAGATTTTTATGGCCAAGATGTGGCTAGTATAGGAGCAGGTTAATGTCAAAAGAAGAAGCTGATTTTCAAGTTGCCGAACACCACAATAAAGGTTTTTGGAAAATTTCTTGGCGTCCAATGCAAGCTGCCGCACCTGCTGTGCACTTTGATGCGTTCATTGAAGACTTTCAAGATAGTTGGTCAACTAATTTTAGTCCAGAATCTGTTTATGGTAGAATGGACCCTATATATACATTTCAAAATACACAAAGGCGTATGAGATTAAGTTTTGCAGTGCCCGCCGTGAGCGTGCAGCATGGAATTGACAACTTGGAGAAGTTTGAAAAACTAGTATCTTTTTTATATCCCGCATATGAAAAGAGGGCTGGACAAAGAGTGATGTCTGCACCTCCAATATTGCAATTACGATTCGGAAATTTAATACAGAGTTCTGATGTTGGTGGTAATCTCTTTGGTGTTGATGATGATAACGATGATGATCCAAAAAATGGCTTGCTTGTGGCTGTCAATGGTTTTTCTATGAATCCAAATTTAGAATTGGGATTTTTTCACCCGTACCGAGGACAGTTTGTACCAAAAGCATTTATTATTGACTGTGATATGGGTGTTATTCACAGGCATATGCTGGGTTGGGATGGTAATAAATTTACAGGGGGTTCTTATCCTTATAATACCACTGGTGAGGAAGCCTCTGAGTTTAAGCCACCGAAAGCGCCACCACTGCCAAAACCAAATGACTACAAGCAGAACAAACAACATCAAGATAAGCAAGGTAGAGATAGCACTGCAGAGATTGAGGCTAATCTTGGAAAGGATCAGAACGAGTCTATCTCTCAAGCAGAAGTTGAACTGCAATCAAAGACTGCTAGAGACCACGAGATAGAGGCTGAAAAGCAGAAACAGATATTTAGTGATCCAGATGATTTATCAAACTATGCATCACTACCACAAGACGGTGAATAATTATGACAAGTAGATATAGCAGAAGAAAAATCGTTCTAAACAATCTTGAAAGATATGAGCCCTTTTTAGAAAGAAGGCATAGAGTTTCAATAAGACACTATGGGACATACTTTAGAACAAAAATGGACATGGATGTTTTAAGAAGCTTGGATAAGAAAACTCACCGCTGGCAAGCAAGTGATAAGTTTTTCAAACTCGCATCTGTCTATTATGACAATCCAGAACTTTGGTGGGTTATCGCTGAGTTCAATCAGAAGCCAACAGAAAATCATTGTTTACCAGGAGATTTGATTTATATCCCGATGCCAGTTGACAAGGTTATAAGCGCGATGGAGATCTACT